ACAATGTACCTAAGACTTCGAGATGGGTGGAGGACATTACAGAGACGCAGTCCGGAACACGGACGGCGTAAGATACACGTTACCCCACGGGGGCCCAGTTGCTTGTTCTCCTGGGTTCTCCCCTACCGTTCTAGTAAGCCGGTCCAGTCAACCGCTGCGTAGGGGGGGAGAAACCGCGACGTCAAGATGCCTCGTTATGGTAGGAAACCTCGGAAGGGTGGACTGCCTAGGGCTGAGGCGTACGTGGTGCGTGCTGGCATCTCCAATGTAGGCACGTGGCCTGAGGTTAAAACCGACCCGACATCGATATTGTGTCTCTGTAATGAGCAATTGGCGTGATGATCGTCATGTGACCCACCACACAGCGTGGACTACTGGCCCCCGCGGCCCAGCACTGGAAATGCTGTGAACTTCCGTCTAACCAAAACTAATGAAACTTAATGACAAAGGATCAGAACAGGAGGTGAGCCCCTTGACCGGGGACAAGACTACCGTCGACAATCAGGCGAAGCGCGACACAAAGGAGAGTGTCGAAAGGGCCCAACCAGGGCCAGGCCGTAAGGCCAAGGAGAAGGGCGCCGTACCCAGTCCCCACCGGAGAGCAATCCGAGGTGGGAAAGGGGGACGCGCACGCGGTGACGGCAAGTCACCCGCCAAAACCCCCAGGAGGGGGGGCCGAGGCGGGGGGCGTGGCCGTGGCCGTGGACGCGGAGGCGCCCTTGGCAGAGGAGGGCGAAAGCGAGACGACACCACGGGGAAGTCGCCTCACCAGAGCACACCAAGCCCCACCCCTACGAAGAGGGGAAGCGCTCCACGCCTACCGGCTAGCAAGAAGCAGGTGGGTGACCAGGCCAAGGGCCTGGGCGGGAAGACCGCCAAACCGGATGGCCGCAAGGCCGGAACGGACCCCCCGTCCAAATCAACGCGCAGCGAGCGACGCGCGAGACGGAGGGAGAGAGAGGAGAAAGCGCAACCAGCAGCCACGGGTACCCAGACCGGTATCCAGGCCCCACCTCGGGCCTGTGGCTGTCCGCGTTGCTCCGAGGAGTGTGTAATTTCCACGTTCGTGGATGCT